ATCAATCCAACAAGTAAAACCATCGTTAGCCTGAAAGTAGCGGACTTCCCCTGCAGGCGTTGAATAGAAGTAACGGTTGCAGTATTGGTCAATCATGCGAGAAGCAGAGTTTATGCTGTTCTCCAGTAGAGCATCATCCAAAGTATCTTGCAGGCGAAGTGCAGCTTTTACATCTGCAAGAGTGCAGTAAGCATTAGTTAAGGCCAATATAAACTCCTAAAGTCAATCTCTAGTTTAGCGTAACCTTAGATAAGCCTTTGAGTCCAAGTCTTAGGGGTCAAATCAGAATCAATCTCAATAGGTAAATGGTATTCAAAGTCCTTCACCCTAGGTCTAATCCAATCAACTAACTCACGCAAGCCCTGATCTAAAGTCACAGTCGTTTCGTACCCTAAAAGTTGTCTAGCCTTATCTGAGCTACATAAAGCAACATAAACTTCTTGCGGTCTGCCAGGCATAAAGATAGGGTCAAGGTCAAAGCCAATAATCTCTGCAAGTCGCACAGCCAATTCAAGAATCGTAATAGGGGACTCATCGGGGCCGATGTTGATAACCTGACCTACAGCTTTAGGTGACTCACAAGCAGTCATAACAGGTGCAATAACATCCTGAATAAAACTGAAGCAACGCAACTGAGTGCCATCACCATAAACAACAGGTTGCTTACCCTGCAACATACGGTTAGTCATAATGCTCGCAACATTTCTAAACGGATCATCAAACTTCTGCCTAGCCCCAACAATGTTATGGGGAACAAGCACAACCAAATCAACATCATGAACCTTAGCCAAATTAGTCAACAACTTTTCTGCAGCTAACTTAGCAATACCATAAGGGTCTTGCGGTTTAGGCTCAAGACTCTCATCAAACACATCACCATGATTATTGCCATAACGAGCCATAGAAGACATGTAAACAAACTTTGGCACATTAGCCCGAATACTCGCTGTCATGGCGTTCACGCTTATCTGAACAGTGTTTCTGACCACAAGAGCAGGGCTAAACACACTCAAACCTTCATAAGCTGTGCAAGCAGAATGAATAACTAGATCAGCCCCAATAAACACAGGCGAAATGGCTTCTAAATCATCCAAATCAACGTTATGGAACTCGACACCTGCAGGCACATTATCCAACGACCCACCAAGCAAGTTATCTATGCCACGAACCTGCCAGCCCTTAGCCAAATACGCATCAGCAATATGTGAACCCAGAAACCCTGCCACACCTGTAACAACAACTAATCCCAAGAGTTTGCTCTCCTAATCTGCAACTGCCAGCGACCTTCATCAAAGATGTGAGCATCAACTTTTTGATTGAAATACTTTTGATTATTTCTAAAAGTTGTTTCATTACGCAAACTCAACCTTGCATCACTATTGATTGTTGAACTGTTGTCATGTTGCAGCTGTAAAGGCAACCGGTCAACACGCAAACCAGCATGAGCAATTCTTCGCTCATAATCGTTATCTTCAAAATAGATAGGGTGCAACGCTTCATCAAACAAACCCACAGAGTTGACTATCTCGTCACCTACAACAAAAGTTTGGTAGTAAGGGAACTTATCGCACAAAGTCAAAGCATCACGTTTAGCAGTCTTCAACAGATCTAAATCGCCAGGTGCAAACACACAGTCAGCCGAAGTAAAAAACCAGCGTGTTTCAAAAGGCAACATCTTGATACCTAGATTCCATGAACTTGCAACACCCAAGTTACTAGGCAACTCCAACCAATGAACCCTTACCGAATCATTTTCGTGATAAAAATCGTCTTGAATTGCACCAGAATTATTGATTACATAGACAGTCGCATTGACATCAATGCTCTCAATCATGCGTTTCAACAAATCAAACCTGTTCAAAACAGGAACAATCAAAATCACTTTTCTGCCAGCTTCTTTATCAACGGTCTCCAAGACTCCTTGTAAACCTTGTCAGCATCATACTGTTTAGCAAACGCAATAGTGTCTGGGAACTCTCCCCTGCCACGCTGATACGCCTGCTCCAAAGCATCCACAATGCCAGACACCAAAGGAATGTTGAACCAAGTGTGTTGCCCTGCATCCCAGAACGGTTGCCCATTCACTAGGAACGAATCAGGGCCTGCAAGTTCAGTAGAAGCTGCAAAGTTGGAAGTTACGATGGGCACACCTGCACTCTGGCACTCAAGCTGGGGAATCCCAAAGCCTTCACCATAGTTACAGAACAAGCCCACATCCCAAGCCGAATAGATCGCAGCCAAAGTTTCCTGACTAATCCCATACTGGTATGCAATAGGGTCAACCATCATCACCTTTTCAGGGGGAACACCACAAGCCTGCAAAATGTTAGGCAACACAAAACCAGACTGCTTCCCATACGGTTCAGTATGCAAATACAAAATAACGTCATCATGCTTAGCAGCGAAGATAGCGAAAGCCAACAAGTTTTCAGACACAGCTTTACGGTGAATAAAGCCACCAGCCTTATTAGCAAAGTTCATGCCCACAACAAACTTATCTTTACCGCCAACAAACTCTCTACCAGACTGACCTTCAGGCAAGAACTCAGTAGGTTTGAAAAGATTAGTGTCAATCGCATGTGGGATGTATTCAGACTCTAAGCCTGCGTTTTCAATCATCGCCTTACCAAACTTGCTCATAGCAATAGGAGTGACATTAGGTTTCTTCAACCAAGTCAAAACCTTTTCAGGTGCAGGCTGGTGATCTATCGGAGTCCAAGAAGCAATAGGGATGCTATCTAAAGCAGGGTTATCTAAAACCCAAACATCATAAAGAGTAATTAGGAACGCAGGCAGATTAGCGTTTTCTGCCTTCCAGTGAGCATGATTTATAGGCAACACATCAGTAGAGTATTGATTCATGCCACGACTATAATGCGGTATCAGCCCTGAGCCTGTTTCAATCAAACTGTTGACACCTTCACCACCATAGTTAGACATCATTGCAACCTTGTGCCCATCCTTTACAAGCCTAGAAATCACTTGCTTAGATTGAGTGCCATAACCTGTTGGCTGATTGAGAGAGTTGCTATACCAAGAAATACAAGAATTAGTCATGCCCCAAGCATAATAGAAAACACCCCCAAGACAGCCCTACGCAGCCGAATTGGGGGTGAAATCTAGGAAAGTGAAGAAACCTTATTAGGTTGCTGCACCACGGAACTTCTTGATGTTTGCAGTCTGCACTAGAGCAGAGTCCAATCTCCAAGTAGCTCTCCAAGTAGCAAGGTCATTACCAAAAGCGAAGTCATCGCTTCTGTCAACCTGTAGTCCACCAGCGTTACGGATGTAGATGCTCTTTAGGTCACCAACAGCAAGAGAGTTCACGCCAGTGCCAGGGTTCGGCATAGCAGGAGTCTCGATAACTGGAACACCAAGAACTAGGTCTCTACGATCCTTTGAATCGCCAACCTGGAACACGTAGTTACCTGCAGTGTCCTTTAGCTTACGCAGAGCTGCAATAGAAGTGCTGTTTGCAAGCATAGCGAAAGAAGGGCGGTTGCGAAGTGAACCATCAAGGCTGTAAATCAAGTCAATGACGTTGTCAGCAGTGAACGCACCAGCAACACCAGTTGAACCTGTAACACCAGTACCTGCAACAGGAAGGAAACCTGTAGGCTCTACTGTTCCAGTACCATTTACAATCTCGTCAGCAATCTTGAAGCCCAGAGCGTTACCGAACTGTTCAGCCAAGAAACCAATGATGTCAACACCTGAGTCAAGGATAAGTTCACGAGATAGCTGTGCTAGTGCTGAGAACTTGTATGCTCCAAGAGTTGTGAAAGCGTTGAAAGTTGGCTCTGAAGTACCGATTGATACACCTTGACCAACGATTGTTGCTGTTGAGAATGTTGCCTGAGATGGAATCTGTAGGTTCTCTCCACCAACGGTGTTGATTACAGTTGCGTACTCAAGAAGTGGGTTTACAAGTCTTGCAACCTTAACAATCTCGTTGTAGAAAGATGTAGGCACTGGAGCACCAGTTGAGTTACCGGTGATACGCTTTTCCATCTGGAACTCGTGGCCACGGATTTCTCCTGCAACCATCTTACGAAGGATCTCTGCGTCACCGTTTAGTGCACCTTCACCAGCGAAGTCAACTGTTGCTGACTGCATAGCTTCGGCAACTTTAGCTTCACGCTGCTCTAGCTCGATTAGTTCATTTCTCTTGTTGATTTCGGCAGTCAAAGAAGCGTATTTTGCTTCATCTTCGCCAGACCAAACGCCGCCACGAGCTTCAACTGAATCAATCAGTTCCTTAGCTTCGTGCCATGCCTTAGCCTTTGCATCAACCTGTTTTGCGATAAAGTCGCTCATGGTTTGTTCCTTTCAAGAACATAAATGTAAGGGATTGTTTTAGGTTCAGAGATAAACTCACATAACCCGATCAGGGGATAAACGCACCTGACAAATAAAGTCTATACAACATGTTTATACATGCACATAAAAGAAAACCCCCTGGGACAAATCAGGGGGAAAGAATTAGTTTTCTTTTTTTTAAAAGCAGGCACAATGAGAGGATGCCTACAAATCAACTATACACGCTGCATCAGCAAATCAAGCTGCTTCTTCTTCAATTCAAGCAAAGCCTGTGGGTTAGTAACTTCAGGGTCTTTCTTCAAAACCTTACCCAAAGTATCTGTCAACAGTTCGCCCTGACGTTCAGTAAGGACTTCACCAGACTCTAAAGCCAACAAAGCATCAGTTAGTTCTTCAGCTGACACGCCACGAAGTTCGGCTAGACGGATAATCTTTTCAGACAGTTCATTCATAGATCTAACATTAGCAGTGCCATCAGTCGCAGTGTATGCAGGGAAAGCCACACCAACACTAACTTCATGAACATTCACACGCTTTAGGACACGCTCATTAGCGTTAGCCCACTCATCGCCACCACTAGGGATACGGAAACCAAAACTGAAAGCAGTCACATCACCACGCTGAATACTGATAGCAGCATCTTTACCTGCCTGAGTCATAGGTAAATCGGCTTCAACAAGCAACCCACGATCATCTTCCATAAGACGTAAAGTACCTGCTCTAGTTGAACCTAGAACAATGCTTGTGTCATGATTCCAAAGCAGTTTCACATCGTTACGTGACTTCAAAGAATCCCTAAACGCTCCAGGCTGAATAGTTTCAATAAAAGGCAAAGGCTGTGAAGGACTGTTGAATACAGCTGCATAACCCCTAAGAGTCATGCCATCACCTTCTTGGCGAATCTCTAGATCATGAAGCATCTCTCTACGCTCAATGCCCTTAGACACACGCTCACCACGTTCATGCAACTGTGCAACCTTTACAGGGTCAACAAATCTAATGGAATCTTCTTCCAACATGTCTGACTCCACATCTGGAACTTCAAGGACATCTTCAACTTCAAGTTCAACAGGTTCAGTCACAGACTCAACAAGTTCAGATAACTTATCAACAGTTTTAGCCAACTTACCTACAAGCTCTAAAACTTCGCCCTTCAACTCGCCTACCTTGTAAACAAGTTCTTCCTTAGTAACAGGCAAATCCATGTATTCTCTCTTTTCACTCACAACAGTAATTTTATCTTCCAAAACTAAACCTGACCTTTCCTGACTCAGCCCATTCACCCAAGACTGACCTGCATCGCCACCCCAAGCATCCCAAGCAACACGCCCTGCAGTAGGGTAACCTTCTTCACCACTATTGAAACCTGTAGCACCCTTGACAGAATCTTCTTGCCTGGCAAAGAAACTAATCATCCTGTTGACAGTCGTACCTGAGATGTCTTCACCGGAAGCAAGCTGAACAGCCCTAGCCCTACCAACATCAGTAAAGCCATCGCCAGCCAAACCTTCAGCAATCCACTCCAAAGCACGTTTAGCAGCAACAGCAACACCTGCAGGGGGTGAATAAGTTTCATCAGGGTCAACAGCTCTTTCACCACCAACAGGGATGCCTTCAGCCAAACTAATAGCAACCATCTGATCTATTGCTTCTTGTTTAGTTTTGTGTGTGCCTAAAACTTCACCATCATCCTTGACAGTAACCCAACCGCTCTCAGCCTGCTCAACAAAGTAAGGCATTACGCACCTGTTTCATAACTGCCATCAGGCACAGTAGTAGGGTTCTGCAACTGAACTGTTGGAAGCCCTGTATGTGGAATCGGTGACAGCCCTAGTGACTTCAAAACATCTTCAGGGACAAAGCCCAAAGCGATAAGTTTCTGAGCCATGTCAACCTTAGTTTCATCTTCATTCAACGAAGCAGCGTTGATGTTGATGTTAGTCAAAGGCACACGCACAACATCTCCACCTTCAATAGGTCGCATGTTCTCTTTACGTCTAACTTCATTAGTTGACAGCACACCATTCTGCAACAGCTTAGAATAGCCTTCAATCCTTGTCGCATAATCTCCACGAAGCAGATCATCAGTGCTAAACGCTAAATACGCTCCATCAATAAGCAAAGTGCTAAAGGCATCTTCAAGTTTCGCAAGCCAAGGTCGAAGCGTGTGAGTTACAAAAGCAATCTGCTTCTGCTCAATGCTGTTATAGCTCTGCCCACCGTTATTCAAACCAATCATGTCTGTAGGCACACGATACGCTCTAGCCACATCTTCAACAGCAAGCCTACGAGAGTCAAGCATCTGAGCCTGATCGTTAGCAATAGTTGTAGGTTTAAAGACAGCCCCACCAGAAAGAATGCCTGTCTTGTGTGCCTTACGGAAACCCTTGTGCTGTCTGTCAAAACTTCTAGCAAGATTCTCTGCCTGCTCAGCTGTCAACGCTCCAGGGTATTCAATTACACCCTGAGTTAGTGTGCCTTGACCGAAGAAACGAGCTGCGAAACTCTCTAGGCTGATTGCTAAACCGATGTTTTCTTTTAGAGTGTCAATCGGAGACTTACCCCTGAACTCACCTGGCATAATGATAGAACCCGAAATGTGAAGCATCTCATCACTAGACAAAACCTTGTTACCTTCAACAGTAGAAGTGTAAAACTTCTGCCCCAAAGCATTACGACTAACCTGAACATTCAAAGGGTTCAAAACAACCATGTTTACAATGTTGCCTGAGTTATCTTTGAACAAACGAACAAAAGCGTTACCGTCAATCAAAAGGCTAATCATTGTCTGCTGCCAAAACGCAACACTAGGAATAGCCACATCAGGCTTAGACACCCAAGCAGGCTTCGGCCTGTAAGGGTAAGCAATACCATCACGCCTAATGTAAGTATCAACAGGCAAAGCCGAAACAGTATCGCTAATCAAAGACACACAAGCCCAAACAGCGTTTACCGTCAAAGAAGTGTAGTAGTCAACGAAAGCTGCAGACTGAGTTTCATAAGAAGTCAGATCACCTGCACCCCACAAGCTCTGAAAACTTATAGCCCTAGACTCGCCAGACAAATTACCTAACATTACTTACCGCTTCTCTCCCACGCCAAACCAAACAACAACAAACCAACACCAGCCACAAGCACACCTGCAGGGACAAAGATAAGGCCTGCACCAACAGCAATAACTGTGATGCCTAAAGCCTGCAAAATCGTAGGTAACAAACTCATCCTTAGAACACGTAAAACTCTGGAACAATATCCGATTCTAGTTTACTAGTGGCTCGGTCATAGGCGATAACAAACGCAACTGCAGCGTCAATCTTGCGTGGCGAGTTACGACTCTCTTTGACTATGCGAGCACCCATGTTATCTATCTTCAAAACACAGTTATCAATGTGCCTAGCCAGCAACGGATTACCATCGTGAGTCAAAGTGCCTTCAGTTACAGAGTCAAAGACTTTCTGCGTGGATGGGATCATTCTACGAGCCGAAGTTGAGTTGTATTCCACCACAGGCAACCCTAAATCCTGTAACACAGCCATAGTTCGTTGCCACCGGAAAGGGTCAAAGGCAATCTCACGCAAGTTACGGTGCTTCTGAGCAAAATCAATCAACGTCTGCTCCACTTCAAGAGTGTCAACACGCCAATCATCCAAGTCATCAGGTTGCTTCTCCCACGCCTGCACAAGCCAAACATGCGGTTTATCTTCATGAGTCTTAGGCACACTCACAGCAACAATGGCTGTAGTGTCACCAGAAAACGAGCCATCAACACCCAACACAACTTCAACATCATCAGAAATAGGCACATCTTCCTGCAACGAATCCCACACACCTGCAGGCAACCAAGTGTTCTGCGAGCTAACCCACTGATTACAACGCTTAGTTCTAAACTCTGCTTCAGGGGTTCTTTTAACCATAGACTCAAAATCGGCTTTAGAGTTCAAATCCCCATAGCCAGGATTAGCCTTCATCCAAGTTTCTTCAAGCCTGTGGTCATCGCCTTCATCAGCCTGCCACCAAGCCATGTAAAACGAAGGGTCATCAACTTCACCCCTAGCAACCTTCTGGCCATACTGATACAGCTGATAAGCAGTAGAGTCTTGACCGGTAGAGTCTGCCTTCACCCCACAAGTAGTTGTTGCCAACATAATCGGTTGCCTTCTGGAAGCCATAGACAGTTGCATAACATCCCACAGATCACGATTAGGCAGAGCATGGACTTCATCAAAGATTACAGCCGAAGCATTTAGACCTTCTTTGGAGTACGCTTCAGCCGAAAGCACACGCCAAATGCTACCTGTAGAAGGCACTTCAATAACATCCCGATAGATGTTACACATCGCAGCAAGTTCAGGTTCACGCTCAATAATCTTGCGAGCATCTCCAAAGGTAATACGTGCCTGATCCTTTTCAGCTGCACAAGAATAAACTTCGCCACCTTCATCACCATTGAAAAGAAACCAAAGCCCAAGCCCAGTCATCAAAGCGGATTTTCCGTTCTTTCTGGCTAATCCATATAGGGCAGTCCTTGTTCTAAACAAACCATTCTCATCCAAAGCCAAAGTTTCAGTGAGCAACTGTTCCTGCCAGGGGCGTAACTGAATCAACTGACCTACACTGCCAGCAATACTGTCCTTAGTCAGCGTTACGAAGGTATTGATAAAGTCAATGGCATCAGCACCCTTAGACCCATACTGCAAATCAGTGGGAGTCAACCAAGCAGGCGGCCAACTACTTTGAGTCAATTACGATAACCTGTTCACGCTCTTGCTGACGTTTACGCAACTGCTCCATCTTTGACTCAGCCTTTATCTCAGCCAAGCCCAACTTAGAACGAGCATCAACAGTCAAACCCAACAACCCCAAGTTCTTCACAACAGCAGTTTCCAAATCTAAGAGCTGACGGTGAACGTGAAAGTCATCAGGCTTCTCAACAAACATACGCTCCAACACAACCTGCCGATCTAACTGCTTACAAGTCAGCAACAAAAGTTCAACATCCGTCTGCGGACTAATCCAAGTTTGACCAACACCAAACACACGATTCCAAAGCAACATGCCAGCCCAGTCCAAAGGTTGATGCGGTTCAACCCTTCCAGCGTGTAAAGAAATAGTGGAATCAGAGTTAGGCAAAGCTCTCTTGCCAGGGTTGCCCAAAGCACGTTTCACTTCAAGGGGTTTAGCAGGATTGGCCATGCCACAAGACTAACAAGAAAACCAACCAACTGCGACTATCTACGAAAAGA